TTCCATTCTCCTCATAATTGCAATATTTCTTCAGGGCTTTCTCTGCCCTCTGAACCAAATTGCTTTCAGTATTTCTCCTTGCATAGTTGTAGGAATAATTGACCATATAGGAGATTCCAATATCATCAAAGTCTTTATCGCCGAGCAAGACCCTTTCTATCCTCTGCTGACTATTCTTGACCTGATTCAAATCCTCTGAGAACCTATCAAACCTTTTCTGAATATCCTGATTCTCTTTTCTTATCAGTTTTAGAACCTCTGTTTTCGTTATGTAATCTCCCTCCATTATAGTACCTTGATTATGTAAAATATCCCAATATACAAAGGTCTATTTTCCAAAGTACTAGACCCTGCTGAGTTCGTAGAAGGCGAAGTAGTACCTGATGTCCCACTCCAAGCACTCGTGCCAGGGGACTGATAATCCGAATATCCTGCATCCGAAACTGAGGTTGAACCACTTGTGCCTACTGCTGTTCCGTGTCCAATCGCACTACCTGAACTATTGTACAAGTTTATCAGATGAGTTGAAGCCCAAGCACCTGAACCCACATTCTGCAAATACATCTGATACTGAGAACTCCTAAAGATATGAGCAACTATTCCTCCTGAACTATGACTATGACCACCAGTATAATGTCTATGGCTGTTAACTGTATGACTATGACTTGGCAAAGCATGACTATGACTTGCAACGGTATGGGTATGGCTTATATCCACAGTATTCGCACCACCCTTAGAGTTAGGAGAATAAGAACCTCCTGCACCAATAACAAATCTGTCCCTCATATCAGGAATATTGAAAGTAGTTGAACCATCTCCTGCACCAAAGATATTACCCTGCTTGGAATACAAAACGGAATAAGTCGTTCTGCTTAATGCACGACCATCACAAACCACCCAACCTGCATTAAGATTCTCACTACTACCTGACCACAAAACTATTGTCGCCACAGGAACAGAATTATCCAGTACCGATTCAACATCATCTCTCAAATTGTTATATTGCTCTGCAAGTATATCTTGACCTGCAATTACTTTACTTGACTTCCATTCCATATTATTTTCTCTTAAAATTAGTTACTCTATGCTCAAACTCCAGTCAATCGTCAAAGTTTCGTTACTCGTCTTTGTCTTATTTATCAATGCTCTCGCAAATAATACTCCACTATCAGCAGTAATAGTTGCAGTATCCCCAAACAAACCTATCTCCTTTAACACACCATTCGCCTCCGAAGTGTTGAAGAAAACCCTAAAATGAGCAACAGTTCCCAAAGCACCTCTAACACTTATCTGCTTTCTCTCTATCTCTGTTTCAAGTTTCGTGTCTGCCTCACTAGGTGCTGTTACTCCTGTCCCTACTGCAAAATACTTAACCTCCCCTGTATTAGCACCTATCAACCTATTCGCCAAAGACTCCATACCTGCCAAACAAGATGTATTGTGCAACTCGTCAACAGTACAAACTCCTGTCCTAACATCCTCCGTTGTTATTTTTACATTCGCTCTCATTTTCATATATATATATTATACCAAAATTAAGAAGACCATTCTGCAAAGTTCCACTCGGCATCGTCCCACTCATAAGTTCCATCATGCGATACCAAGACAGGTACACTATGAACCAAACTAAAACTCTCTGCCCCGACTGTATTTATCTCATCAACTACCTCATCAGCAGATATATTCAACCAGTTCTTGTCGCTCTCTAATAGATTTATCAAGAATTGGATTATACCTTTTGTCTCCGAAGACACTAACTTCACAGTATAACTAAACTTACCACCACCCTGAGAATTAGCACCAACCCTTGTAACAATGAATCTCTCGTTCACACCTATATCGGCAAGGTTTATGTCCATATACTGACCAACCCTGAATCCTGTCTCGTAAGTATTGAAAGAACCTGATACTATGGAATCCGCATAATCCGTCAACTCAGCAACTGCTCTATTCCTCGCCTCATCAACTGTATTTATCTTAGAATCAAAAATAATATACTCCAACTGACCATACTTCTCAATAGATTCAGAATCCTCTACTGCTACCAATACAGGAATATCATACTTATACTGAAAGGTCATGACAGTACCCTGCGAAGGTGCAAACTCAGTCTCAACATACTTCTCGTTGTAACTCATTAGATAATCAAAAGTATCAAAAGAATCTATATTCTTAATTCCTACACTTTTCTGAACACCACCCTCATAAAGCGACATCTCATGAGGTTTCTCAGGCAAATAGAAAATTGTCTGCTCACCATCTGCGACCTGTTTTATCGTAGTCTCGTCTGACAAATAAGTACCCCCCCTGATATACACCCTATTTCGTAAAGACGAATTATCTATATTCACACTCAAATTGCGATAATTCTCAGTACCTGTTATATGGAAAGGTGCTTCCTTTGATTCTTTCAAACCATAGAAAATGTCCTTATCATACCCAATATACCAATGCCTACCTGTCAATTTCGCTATCGTAGATATGCATTCACTCGGTGGTGTATAGTTGAAGATAATTGCTGAGATTCTAACACCCTCCGTAACTCCACTATAAGTGATACCAGTACCACCACAATAGTTATCCACAATATCCTTGATTATCTCCTTGTCCGTCATACCCTGATACCCCTCAACAACCAGATTCCTGTCCAAATCCCTAGTGTAATCCACACAAGACACACCCCAAATAACCAAATCACCCTTCTTCTTGGGAGTTGTCTTCAGTATCCTACCTCCAAAGATTATCTCTCCGTCTTGAACCACACTAACCTCCTCATCGCATTTAGGATTATCTCTGCCATCACGAACAACCATCTCAAAAGTCATAGTAGATGCCCCTTTGCCTGACTCATTGTTTATACTCACAGTACCATTGCCTATACAAACTGTCCTGTCAATACCCTTTATTTTCAAGATGTACTTAGACATAACTCCTCCTATTAGTTCTCAATTTACCGATTATCGCATCACCAATTTGCTCAGCATAATCCTGTGCCACATCAGGAGAACTTATATTCGCACCTGCCATATTGATACTGATATTAAAACCTGCACCACCAAGTCCATCACCTAGGATATTAGGACTGATATTAGGAGATACCATCGCAGATACAGCCCCCTCAACATCACCCATTGCCCTCTCAACCAAACCAATACTGTTCTCAATACCCTGAGCAATACCTGCTCCTAGATTCCAACCAATCTCATCCTCCATAACCTTTGACGGAGATGCTATTCCAAATGCCTTCTTAAAGAACTTGTTTATATCTCCAACCCAACCTGATATTTTATCCTTTATCCATTGACTTGCATCCTTGATACCATTCCATAAGCCCTTCACCAACTCTTTCCCTGATTCCATCATCTGAGGCAAAGCATTTGCTAATCCATTCACAATCGCATTCACAATCGCAGGAATACTCTTAACCAAAACAGGAATCGCCGATATTAACCCAACAATCAACTCCACAATTATCTTTACACCCATAGATATTATCATAGGCAAGTTGCTCAAAATAACTTCCACTATTTTGATTATGATAGTGGGAATATATTCTGCTAAACGAGGCAACTCATTAATCAAACCCATCATCAAAGCCATAATCACTTCCATACCTGTTTCTATAATCATCGGCAAGTTGTCAATAAGAGTGTCAACCATAAGAATCACCATATCAATGACCAAAGGAATCAGGTCAGGAACAATCTCTCCGATACCTTTAATCAAAGCCAAAAGAATCTCTATACCCATCTCTAAAATCATAGGTAGCAAGTCTATCAACCCCCTAAGCAAGGTATCAATAACCTGAATCGCTGTTTTCATAATCATCGGCAAATTGTCCCTAATACCATTCACTAGTGCCATAACCAATTCCATCGCTGTCTGCACTAAACGAGGCACTAATTCCAATATCCCAGTAATCAACATATTCAAAGTTTCGCTACTAAATACCTGCTGAATCACCTGCAACATACCCTCTAAAATACTCGGCAAGATAGCAGAGATATTTGTAATCACATTGCTCACAGAAGTTCCAAAACTCATAACTGCTGACTCAACCTCCGTTAAATCGCCAGTTCCAAGTGCTGTCAATAAGTTTGTCCATGATGCCTTAGCCGAATTCAAAGAACCCTGAATAGTCTTCGATGCCTCCATCGTAGTTGTTCCTGTTATACCTGTCTCTTCCTGAACCTTATGAATCGCTTCAATATATTTATCAAAAGGAACATTCTTGACATTCTCAGCAGTTGCCTTAAAACTCTCCCCCATAACACCTGTATCATTTATCAACCTCGCCATTTCTGTAGCCGTACCACCATAACCTAGTTTCAAGTTATCCAACATCGTAAAGTTCTGCTTGGCAAACCCCTGATAGGCATTCTGAATACTCTGAATATTAGTACCAAAGATATTCGCATTATCTGCCATATCCCTAACTGCCATATCTGCATATTCGACTGCTTTTTTAGTATCCCCACCTAACCCTTGCAACAATCTCGCCGAAAACCCTGTTACTGTCTCCATATAGGCATTGGCACTTAATCCTGCTGTTTCATATGCCCTCTTGGAATTACTGATGACCTCGTTGGCTGAATCACCAAACAGTTTCCCAACACCTCCAACCATCTGTTCGTATTCACCATAAGCATTAACCGATGCAGTCGTCAATGCAACAAGTCCTGTGGTTGCTGCCGTTACTGCGACCAAAGATGCTTGACCAACCTTCTTGAAGGCATCTCCAATCTTAGATGCGACACCAGACGAAGAAGTCGCTGTTTTCTCAACCTTCTTCCCTATCTCATCCATTGATGCATTAAAACCTTTTGTGTCAGCAACTAATTTTGCTGTTATATCTCCAAGTGTCATTTTTTAACCTTTATCATGTTAGATTTACTCAACTTCTCTTTCAATTTCTTTAACCCC